TCTTTTGCCATCTTGCCTCCTTACTATTTACCATGTTTTGCTACTTTCTACTACTTAATACTAACATCGGCTACTTTAGACTTGCAAGAGTGTGGTTTACATAATAAAAGAAAATTTTATCCATCTCTCTCTTGCTTGTAGTGGTCTATTTCCTCTTGGGAGATAACGTATTGCGAGCCGATTTTCTCGACCTTGATTTTACCCATGTCTTTTAGAAGATAGATATAAGCTCTGGATATGCCCAAGAGTTCTGCTGCCTCTTTGATACTATAAAGTTTGTTTTCCATTCCTTTAACCTCTGGATACTGGGCGGGTAACACTGGTGGGTTATATTGCTACCCTAACGGTAGTTCCCACTCAGAGATTGATACCGTATAATCCTTTCCTTCTTCGCAGATAGCCTTTGCGATTTTGTGGAGCTTGTCAAAAGGTGCTCGGCCGAACAATTCAAAACTGATATCCCCATCTTTTTCGGGTATCGATTTCCAAGTACTGTAAGAGCACCCTCCCCAAGCTCCCATACTTAGAGCGGTTTTTAATGCCTTTTGGGAATCTTCTTTGAATATCCCTTTAATTGTGCAATGTGCCATTGTTACTCCTTTCTGGCTACCCGCCCAGTATTCAGTTGTTAAAGTGCTAAGTTTAACCTCTGAATAGAATCTCCGAAGGTCAGGACTTATCATTCCAGAACGCCTTATTGAGTTTATCCAGGTCAGCTTGTGTCTGGATTCCTAGATTATCAAACAACTTGCCCAACCGCTCAATTATCCTTTCTTCTTGCGTTGGAGTGTGTTTTCTCTTCCCTTCCTCAAATAGTTTATCAAAATTGGGAAGTGGCTTTGATAAGTAATTATATAATCGTTTTCGCATAATCTCCTCCTGCCTGCCTCTCGGTGGTTAAAGTATGAGATAAGATTATATTATGCCGTGCTATTTGTCAAGACCCTGTTTTAGCTTTGAGTTAGCTTTGATTGCTGTGTTATCAGCTATAAAATAAAATTTTTTGGAGCAAATTGAGAATAATTCATGTCTAGTGTTCTAAGAATAGATAAATTTGACCATATTTGTCCAAAATGTAACCGAATCATTAAGGCAGGTATGAAGTATGCTATTGCTTCATCTTCTTATGAATTACCTTGTGGGAAAATTAAAACAATTGAAATTCCTATTCATGTTGAATGCGCTGCGGGGAAGACAAATGGTAAGTCACCGGCCTCATAACCCGGAGATAGCAGGTTCGATTCCTGCCCCCGCCATTAATTTTGAGAATGATTCTTTTACATGGACAGATGAAAATGGAACTTGGTTTGAAGATAAAACAAAGGAATCAAACATTTATAAAAATTGAAATGAACAAACTACAACGGAAAGAAAAATTAATACAATCAATCAAGGAGAGTAAGGGTTTACTGACCCTAGCAGCAGCAAAGGCTGGCGTAACATACTGGACGCTCTGGAAATACTCTAAAGAATTCCCTGAAATACGAGAGGCGGTTGATGAAGCGAAGGAGTCCATGCTGGACTTCGCGGAGGGTAAACTATATCAGGCTATCTCCGAAGGGAATATGACGGCTATTATCTTCTTCCTTAAGACGAAGGGCAAATCCAGGGGATTTATTGAACGAGCCGAATTAACAGGCGCGGAAGGTATGCCCTTAATCAATATCAATGTCAACTCAGACCTTACAAAAACAAACATCACAGACGTCATCGCAAGGCTCTCCAGTAATTAATACTACCATCATTTTTGACCAGGTTGCCCAAGCATTTAAAGAAGGCAAACGGCATATCTGGCTAGAAGGTGGAACGGCAGCCTCTAAAACATGGAGCGTGCTTCAATACCTGACCATCTTAGGATTGCAGGTGAAGGCTCCACTCTTGATTTCGATAGTGAGTGAGTCCATGCCCCATATCAAGCGGGGCTGCCTGCGGGACTTCCAGAAGATATTGAACGGGGCTTTCCGGCTGGATAGATTCAACAGGACTGACCTGATTTACTCATTTGACTATGTGAAGATGGAGTTCTTCTCGGCTGATGACCCGGCTAAACAAAGAGGGGCAAGAAGGGACATCCTGTTCTTCAATGAGGTTAACAATAATCCCTATGATGCCTTTCGAGAACTCGATGCCAGGACAAGGTTATGTACGATTGCAGACTGGAATCCGACCTCCGAATTCTGGTTTCACGAGCAAGGATTAGGCAATGACCCTGATAGCGCCTATATCCATGCCACATACAAAGATGCCCTCAATGTGGTGCCACCTGAGATCATCAAGAATATCCTGGAGATGGGCAAGCGTGACCCTAATTGGGCCAATGTCTATCTCGAAGGGAAGTTAGGCAAGATAGAAGGATTGGTTTATCCCTCATTCGAGCAGGAAGACGAGTTGCCCAGAGGCGATTATTTCTATGGTTTAGACTTTGGGTTTTCTACTGATATGACCGCACTTATCCGGTGCGTCATAACAGGCGATCAGCTCTCATGTCAAGAGTTAATCTACGAGAAGGGATTGACTAATGACATGATAGCTAATCGCATGACTGAGCTGGGAATCCGTAAGAATTACGATGAAATTTTTGCCGATGCTGCCGAGCCTAAAAGCATAGAAGAAATCAAGAGATATGGGTTCAACATAAAACCCGCCTCAAAGGGGCCTGGGAGCATAGAATTTGGGCATCAGAAGGTTAGACAGTATAAATTGTACTGGACAAAGGATTCCCTCAATGGAATCAAGGAACAAAGGAATTTCAGGTATATTCCCGACAAAGATGGGAAGCTGACGGAAAAGACAACTCATAACTTCTCCCACCTTATGGATGCCCGAAGGTATGCTGTCATGGGGAAAGCTGAATATCGGGGCTATGCATTCGACATATAGGAGTTTAGTATGGCCGTAAAAGACGTATTACGCAGGTTAATAGGATACAGGTTAAGCGGTGGCGGATTCACAGAAATGGCTATCCCGCCAGGTTGGAATTATCAAGCCTATCTTAACGCTTATGGCGAGATAGGCTGGCTATTTGGCGCTGTTTCATTGATTGCCAATTCAGTTGCTTCATCTGAATGGATTTTATACAGAAAGAATGGCAATCTTCAAGAAATTGATAAACACCCCCTCATTGACTTGTGGAGTCATATCAATCCATTTCAGACTAGATATCAGTTTCTTTTACAGCTAGAAACTTATATCGAATTGATAGGTGAGGCCTTTATTGTCCTGAATTTTAACAAATTGGGTCTCCCAGCTGAAATGTGGCTTGCTTCACCGTCTAATATGTCTATCATCCCATCATCTGACAAATATATCTCCCACTATGAATACGCAAAAGGAAATACGAAATTAAGGTTAGAAATCCCGGAAGTTATACACATTTTCAATCCCAATCCAGCTAATCCATACAGGGGAATTGGCGCTGCAAAATCTATTTCGAACGATTTAGATTCTGAAATATATGCAGCTAAGTATCAGAATAAACTTTTCTACAACGATGCTACGCCAAGATTATTCCTTGAATTTCCTGACCTTCCACCTATTGAAGAAAGAAAAAGATTAAGGGATGAATTTCTGGACATTCATCAAGGATGGCGCAATGCTTATAAGCCAGGCTTTTTATGGGGAGGCGCAAAGGCTAATACTATTTCAATGACTTCAAAGGATATGGATTTTGCTAACCTGAGAAATGTGTCTAAGAAATTAATTCTAGCAGCATACCATATCCCTGAGAGTTTAATTGGAGCAAGCGAAATTGGGTCAAGGGCAAGAGCAGAAGCAGACGAATATGTTTTTGCGAAATATACTATTAAGCCAGCACTTCAAAGAATCAGAGAGGCCTTGAATGAACAATTATGTCCGCTATATGATGACAATATCATGTTCGATTTTAAAAACCCTGTGCCTGAAGATAGTGCATTGATACGAGAACAGAACAGACAGGATTTTCAAGCGGGGATTATTACACGAGAAGAAGCTAGAACAGCAATCGGCATGGATATTAAAGCAGATGGGACATTTATATTACCTTTTAGTGTCTTAGAGGTGCCAGCTAAATTTTTGCCTTCCCGAACAAAGAATTTGACAAGCGAACAGAAAGATGCCTTATGGCGTGATTTTGCTGTCAAGACGGAAACCGAGGAAAAATGGTTTATATCGGAATTGAAATATTTATGGGCCGACCAACAGGATAAAGTAATCCAAAAACTCAAAAATGCCTCTACGCCAGATGAAGCATTATTTAGCAAGGCAGAAGCTGACATTGTTTTTAATGAAACTATGCTACCTATTCTCACGAAGGTATTTGATAGGCATTTTGACGAAGCCCGCGAATTGATACATCCACATAATCCCCATACAGAATCTAAAGATTTGAATGACCTGGCATTACTCTGGCTGAGAACGCGGTCTTTGCGGTTAGCTAAGCTATTAAATGGCACAACCATTGAACAACTAAGGGAAACTTTGACTGAAGGTTTCGAAGCTGGAGAATCGGTCGCTAAGCTGGCAGACAGGGTGATTGAATATTATGGTCAAGCTAATAAGGTGAGAGCAGCAATGGTAGCCCGGACTGAGACAATAGCTGCTTCTGTGGAAGGGAATTTACAGGGATATGAAAATCTTGGAGTTGAAAAGGTTCAATGGTACACAGCCCTGGATGATAGAACATGTGACACCTGTGGGCCCCGCCATGATGAAGAGTTCCCTGTCAAAGAAACGCATGAGCTAATCCCGGCACACCCTAACTGTAGATGTGTATTTATCCCAATGATATGAAGGTTTTAATTGCTGGATGTTTCGACCCGTTACATGAAGGACATTTAGACCATATTCTAAAGGCAGCTAAGCTGGGAGATTACCTGATAATTGCTACACATACAGATGAATGTGTCAAGAAAATCAAGGGCAGATGCTATACTGCTGAAGAATTCAGGGTTTTTATGCTGGAAGCTATCCTTGACCATATAAAACAACCAGGTGAAGTCATTGTAACGGATGATGAAACAGTAACGGCAATCATATATGAACGAAAACCGAATATATTAGCTAAAGGCGGTGATAGGATACCATCCAATATGCCACAAAGTGAGATAGATGCCTATAAAGCGGTTAAATGTGCCATAGCTTATGGAGTAGGAGATTTATTAAATAGTTCATCAGCAATCAAAGCTGCTTTGGAGGTTAATAATGAATCAAATGATTACTAAAATATTGTCATTTGAAGTGAAGGAGGTAGCTCCTCGTGTTCTTGAATTTGTAGGCTCCACAGAGGACAAGGATAGAGAGGGAGATATCATTCTGGCTTCAGGATGGCAACTAAAGGAATTCAAAAAAAATCCTGTATTTATGTGGGCACATAATTATGAGGACCCGCCAATAGGTAAAGCCATTAAGGCCTGGATTAGTGAGGGCAAGCTAAAGTTCCATATTCAGTTTGCTGATAGGGATACTTATGAATTTGCCGATACAATCTATAAACTTTATAAAGGCGGATTCCTGAGAGCTACATCTGTAGGTTTTCTACCTCTTGAAAGTGAACCAATAGAGCAGAAAGAAGGGGAATCGGGATATCATCAATCAACTAAATATATAAAACAGGAACTTCTTGAATTGTCTGGCGTGCCTGTGCCGGC